TTCTTCTTGCATATCCAGCCGACGGTCAGCGCGTTCGCCTTGCTCTTGGCGAGCGTAGTAGCGGTCGGCCATGCCGAAGCCTTGCGTAAACCCGTGCGCCAGTCCGCGCGTGTCCAGTGCCATACCCTTCCCCTTACATTAATGCGGAGGCGATGTAGCCAACGCCGGCGCCGATGACCGCGCCCCACGGCCCCATGGAGGAACCGTATTGCGCACCCACCATGGCGCCGGTAGCGGCACCGGTGCCGACAGCGGTCATCTGCTGCGATTTCTCGGCCTGATCCATTTGATCCTCGGCGCGCTTGGCCTCACGCTGCTGGTTGGACAGATCGCCCAGCCCCTGCAGCGCCTCGGTTTCCATCTGCTTGCGCAGTCCTAATAGTCCGTAGCTCATGAGTCCATTACCTTATCCGGAATGTTGGAGAGGCCCATGCCGCCGGCCAGAATCGACTGCTGACGATCCAGGGCGGATATGCGCGCCTCGTTGCCGGCGCTGGCCATGGCGGCACTGCGACCGACGTTGGTGGCGCGCTCCTGCGCCTGCTGTTGGGCCGGGCTCAGGCTGACCCCGTAGCGCTCCCGGTTCTGGTCGTTCACGGTGGTGGCGGTGTCGAAGGCCAGGCCCACGCTGGACTTGGCTTGCGTGGCGGCATCGCCAGCCGCGTTCGGGTCGGTGGCTTCGTCCGCCAGTTTGGTGATGTAGGGGGCGAAGCGGGCTTTCCAGTCGGTCCACTGCGCGCGAGAGAGTTGACCAAGCAGGCTTGAGGCGCCCTGGCTGCCCTGAAATGCTCTCTCGGGGCTGACATACGTTGGCGTGAAGGCCGGCTGTCCGTTCAATCCGTACTCCATCAGAAGTTACCTCCATACACCGCGTCGTTCAGACCGTAGTTGTTGGGCTCGGTGTTAAAGTCCGTCTCCATGCCGTAACCCTCCGGGGAGGTCTGGCCGCCCCCTTGCATGCCGTATCGGGTGCCCGCCCCGGCCACGGTGCCGACCAGTTGCAGATTGGCGCTACGCCGGTTAAAGGCGTTCTGCGCGTCCCCAATGGCGTCGGCAGCGGATTCCTGCGACAGCCGGGATAGGCCGGCTTGCGCCTGCCCGGACTCACCTTGTCCGATGGCGACCACGTTCTGCAGCCCTCGCACTTTCTGGCTGTCCTGCTCAAACTGCGCGCGCCCCAAGTTCTCGCCGCCGGCGTCGGCCACATCCATTGCCAGACCGGCCTGCTCGCCCTGAAAGCGCCCGCTGTTCGGGTTGATGCCCGCTTGACTGAGCCCTTTGGACAACTGGCCTTGCGCCTCGCTTTGGGCCTGCGTTTGCGCCTGCATGGTCCGGCCCCGGATGTAGGACATATTGCCCTCGGAGTCCATCTGATCCACATGCGCCATGTATTCGCTTTCCAGAGGCGCCAGATTGTCCTGCGCAAAGTTCCACTTTTCAGCGGCCACCTGCGCCAGATACTTCTGCTCCGGGGTGTCTTTGATATCGTTATCGCCGCCGCCGCCACCACTCATCTCAGTTCTCCTGTAGCTGGTTCAGATAGTCGCTCAGAGTGTCTTCGTGAAAATGCGCCCTGATCTGTGGACCTACTGACTCCATCCAGGATTCACCGCCGACGAGGTAGGCGCACTGCACCACCACGCTGGTGAGTTGGTCACGGAGTACAAAGGCAATCGTTTTGTAGTGCTTGGAATCGCTACGCTCCAGAATCACGCTGTCGCGCCAGTCCTGCAAAGCTGCGCCCATCAGAGGCCGCAAGTACGGCTCATGTTCCCGATAGAAGGGATTGGCGGGCAGTTCGATCAGGGCTTTCCAGAACGCGGAAATGATGGTCGCCTGCGGCACGGCGCGGTCGCCGTCAATCAGGTCGTCCAGGGTTTGGGAAATCTGAAATAGGGTCTGGCAGAAGCGAATGGCCGGAGCGTGACTTCTCAGAACCGTCTGCAGAAATTGAGCTTCGTCATTTCGCGGCATTATAATTGCCCTGATGTCGGATCTCGTGGAATTATTTTACCATTTTGGCTTACTTTCAGCACGTATATTGCATAAACAACGTCCGACCGAAAACTGCGCTGACAGTGATCCTGCTGCCAGAAAAACAGCCGGTTGATGATTCGATAGGCGGTGCGCCAACGCGGCTTATGCCGGTTGAGGTAGCAGCGAGCGGAGAGCGTCATATCCGGGTTGCCGGACAACAACGCACAGTTGATTCCCTGAGAGAGCCACGCGGCTATCCCACCAAGCCAGTCACGCATCGGGTGTTCCTCAGTTAAGCCAGAACGACAGGTCGGACAGCTGCGCCGGGGTGGGCGCCGGGTCCAGTTGCTTGAATTGCTCGGCCTTGACGTGCAACAAGGCGCCACGGGTGCCACGGTTGGCCCGGACCTCCATGTAAACCTGTTGCAGTTCGGCCTTGGCCAGATCAATGAAGGTGTTATCCGCCCGCTTCCAGGTCAGTGTGCCGTTATGCACCGTCGGCAGGCTGTCGAACAGGTCAATGGAGCCGGCCAGGCGCGCGTCGCTGCGCTCGTCGCAGTCAAACGTGCCGAAGGACGTGGTGACCGGGGCGGTTTCGTGGGTGTCGCGCCAGTGCTTGATCTGATCCCAGGTGGCGGGCCGGTTATCCGGATTAAGTTGCAGGGACCGCTTCAAGGGTCACCTCCTGATCCAGATAGGAAATGGCTGAGAACTTCAGTTTGTAGGTGCCGGCCAGATCGACCGAGAACCGCACTTCGCCGTCGGTGACTTCATCGGTCTGGCCGTCTGGCCATTGAACGGCTGTACCGGCAGGGATGTTGCCGATCACGCACTCGTCAATGCCGTCGGCAATGATCTGGGTCGGAGTCATTTGCAAACTGAACGGCTGGCGCTGAAATATCAGGCCGCCATCAACATAGGCATCCTCAAAGGATAGGGTGCCATCGTGTGCGATAGCGGCCATATCTGGACCGAAGTCGCTGGGGTCAACGCCGCTCAAGGGGCCAAGCCCCTCCATGAGGATTTTCCCTGTGGTTGTCTTGTACACGAAATAATTCATTAGCGTTTGCACCCTACCGCTGAAAGATGGCCGTATGCCGCGTAGTGATCAAACGCGTTGGCGGTGGCCCCGTAAAATACCAGTTGTATCGTGTGGCCTCCCGGCGCCAGGTTGCGCACGCTCGACAGGCTCACGCCGGTTGTTTGGACGCTGGAGTGCGCAAAGGTGGCAGCAGGCACTCCGTCAACGCGCAACTGCAGATAGCAGGTTTCTGGTCTGGTGTTATCGCCACCAGACTCACCGGCACTGACCCGGGCTCCTGCCGAAATGTAAACGGGCTGGGTCGAATTCGTGCCGTGATTAAATGTGAAGCTCTGCACGACAATAAGCCTTCCATCGGTACTGCCGCCGCCTCCGACTTGCGTCTGAAGAATGGTTACTGCTCGCCCCTTGATCTGGAGCGTATCGACGTAGGCATCGCCGGTGAAGATTTTGTTGCCGTTGATCAAGGTGGTGCCGGGGCGAATCCAGCTTTCAAACAGGCTGGTGTCTGAGCCCTGCGCCATGGCCAGCAGGTCGCCGATGTCCTGACTGGTGCCGCCAATCTGCAGGTTCTGACTGATGTAGCCGGTATTCGCTTCGATGCGCCCCCGGAAGGTGCCGTTGTAAAACTCGACGGTGCCGGATTGCTGAATGCGCCAGCCGGCACTGCCCGCTGCGTAGTTGCCGGACTGCGCATCGCCGTAGAAGGTGGCCGCGCTGGCCACCGCCAGATTGTCCACATCGATATAATCGGCTTTCAGTTTCCCAGATACAGTGGTCACCGGGACACCGGTTGCCGTGGTGATCTTGCCGAAACTGATTGCCCCGACCATGCCCGACTCAATGTAGCCTTCCGGAATGTAGGCCGGGACGTTGATCACGAACCGCTTGTAGCCTTCGACTTCGGCGTAGCCGAACACCAGTTGCGTGTCGCGCAGAGCGTCCATGCTGGCGTAATTGGCGTCCGGGTCGAACTCGGTAATGGATTGCGCGGGGTCGATGAAGTACACCGCGTCCGAGGCCACAATGAATTGGCTGCCGGTGCCGTCGTTGGACAAACCAATGCCGGACACGTAACCGTTGACATCCAGTTTCACGGTGTACTGCGCCGAGAGAATGGCAATGTCGCCTTCGGCGGACTCCAGGGCCGACACTTCGGCCTTGGTCTGGATCGCGGCATAGTTGTCATTCACACCGGCGGCGACCAGATCAATGCGCTGATCCTGGCTGGTCAACTCGGTCTGCATGCCCGGAATGGCCTGAATGGGGGTCAGCAGCTCGGCGGCCAGCTCCGACTCGCTGACCTGCCCCTCGATCTGCTCAATGATGTAATCCGGGTCGTGCAGCGCTTGCGCCACGGTACCGGACGGATTGTTCACCGGCCCCTCAACGCCGGCCACCGATGTAAAGGAAATCCAGTAGTAGTAGGTTTTGATCGTGGCATCGTCGCGCACCACGTCGGTGTAGAACGAACCCGCCTCCAATCCCACCAAGATGGCGTTGGCAAAGTTGTCGGTTTCCGCCCGGTAAATGTTGGTGTAGGCATGATTGCCGTACAGGGTGCTCGGAATGTTCCAGTTCAGATCAATGCGACCGTTAAAGCCGCCCGTGGCGTTAAAGCCGGCGGGGGTGGGTGGCGTGCTCAGATCCGGACTGCCATCACCGGGCTCCACCACCACGTTGCCGCCGTTGCGAACCGGAATGTTGACCTTGATCACGCCGCCGTCCACCAGATCCCGGATGGTCAGCTTCCGGTCCAGCGGATCCCCGCGCACTCCTTCACCGGTTTCAATGATTTCCTTGATCGCGGTGACCAGCGGGCGCAACTCAACCGGCACTTTCGGCGAGACTTGCGGCAAGGTGCGTCTGCGGTTGTTCGCCATTACACCAACTCCCCAGGACTTGTTGCCAGTTGCACCGAGGCGGTTTCATTCACCCCGGACAATTCCACCTCCCAATCCCGGGCCAGCGCGTAGCCGGCCGGCATCCGGAACATCTGCGGCGAGGTGATGGCCTGATCCAGAATGGTCTGGCCGTCGGCATAAACTCGCAACTGCACCGGGTAGTCGTAGGCAATGACCTTGCCGCAGGTGAAGCTGGCCGAGCCCGGCGGGATTTCGTGCTTGCGTGAGCGCCAGGTGAACGTCTGCGCACTGCCGGCGCCCCACTGCACAATGTCCGCGCCCTGAATCAGGTACAGCGCGTCTTCGGACACGTCGAAATACCCGCCGTCGGCTTGCGTGTCGTAGAATTCGAAGCCTACGCCCGGGGTAAACAAGAAGCTGCCGGTGTCGGTAAAGCCCAGATAGGCGCCGTCGTACAGATAGCCGTGGATGGTGGCCGGATTCAGGTCCAGCCATTGCTCACGACTCATCACCTGCGAGGTAATCACTTGCGCCTCACTGCCGCCGAT